GGTTACAACAGTATGGGTAATAAGCGAGGCTGTGGCGGCGATGTTGTTGATATTCATAGCCACGAGACCCGCTCCGAGAATAGCAAGCACAGGCCACCACTCCTTGCACCAGTTGACCACACCCTTGATGGCGGGAATGATGCCGCCGGTGATAGCCGCAGCCCATTCGCCCACCTTGGTAACAACAGGCAGAAGGAACTGACCCGCCTTGATAGCAAAGGCTTTGATATTGTTGGCGGCTATGCTCCAATAGTCCCCAGCGGTGAGCGCGGTGTCGTATGATTTCTTCAATGCGCCAGACGAGTTGGCGGTGGCGGCGAGGGTGTCGCGGAACTTTCCCACGCTCTGTGTCATCACCGCAAACGCCTGCGCCGAGGTCTGATCCAAGCCAAGCGATGAAAGTTTGGCGGCTTTCTGTTTGTCGGAAAGTCCGTTCAACGATTTTGCAAGGTCGTTTACTATGTCGGGCATTTTGCGCATTGAGCCGTCGGCGTTGTATATTTCAACTCCAATAGCCTTAAAGTTGCCCAAAAGTTTAGGATTAGAGAGCGCATTAAACGCACCGTTTAACTGAGTGGCAGCCGAAGCAGCATTAACACCCTGAGCCGTGAGGAACGCAAATGCACCTGAGGCTTGGTCAAGCGATATACCAGCGTTTTTGGCGGTGGGCACAATAGTGGGTAGATACTGCGCCACTTCGCCCATACTTGCAGCACCCTTTTGCAAAGTGGCAAACAATATATCGTAACTTTGAGTAATAGCGGGTATTTCCTTTCCTGTTTCGTCTATAATATCCTTTAATCCTGCGCTATTCATAACATTAACACCGGCTGCGGCTACCGTTTCAATATCTACAAAGCCAGCCTTAGCAGCCTGCAAAGTGGGTTCTAACGAGGCAAGGGCAGTCTTGGCGTCAAGACCCGCCGAGATAATCTTGTTGAAAGCCTGCGGCACTTCTTCCAAAGGTGCGGAGTTGCGTTTGCCGATGGCGAGCATTTGGTCGGACATCTTGGCGAGTTCGTCGTTGGAAAGGCCGGCGGTAACGTTGATCTGCGCCATACCCTTCTGCCAATCCATTGCAAGACTTGTAGCCTTGGTGATAGCACCGCCAACACCAGTGGCAATGCCCACGCCGAGGGTGATAGGGTTAGACAACAGTTTTACAGTCTTGTCGATAAACGGCACTTCGGAGCGCAGTTCGTCGAAAGCCTTCTTGGTGGACGATTTGACATTGTTGATTTTGGTTTTGAGATTATCCATAGCCATAAGCACACCGGCACGGTGGTAACTACTATCTGACATTGTTCGCTTAATGTCTGAAAAAGCCGCCGTTGTATTCTTACGTATAGTGCTTGCCGCCTCATTGAGACGGTCTTTTACCTCGCCAAGTTTGTTTTTTATACGCTGTGTGGCAGATTCGGTATTCTTGTCGGCGGTTTTTAACACGGCAGAATAGCGGTCTTTTAATGCAAGTAGCATTTCTATCTTAGTTTGTGCCATAGTCTAAACATTATTCGTTATCGATTTTTTTTTCGAGACGTTCGAGCACCACGGCAAAGCGATTGAGAGCGGCGGCGTTATCTTTAAGAGCAGCGGCATTTTCTTTGGCTGCCACGGTGCTTTCTTTGAGCGTGCCTGTAATTTCGACGTTAGACATCTGAATATACGAGATGTATTGGTCGCGGATTTTGATAGATTCAGCCACGGTTTCGCGGTTGCTCTTTTCGTTGGATTTGTACATTTTCCACATGGCATATCCCATAACAATGACCATAGCGGTTGGGAAGCCGAAGGTGGAGAAGATGTTGATGATTTCAGTGGTTTCCATTGGTTTTGTGTTATTTCATATTTTTTTCAATTTTTATTTGGTTTTGCAATTAGTCTTTCGTATCTTCACCGCCGTTTTCAAATTAAAAAACGTAGCGAATTATGAATAATACACGTTATCAAAACACTCTTAAAATAGTTAAGGCAATAAGAAGTTTACAATGCCCTGTGTGTGGTCATAGTCCAATTGTAGAAATTACGGCAGCCGATACATACAAGTTAACTATGCCCTGTCATCAGGCACTTGCCGACCTGATTAAACAAACCGAGGATTCTTTTATTGATCCAAGATTCCGTCGGACAGATTCTTAGGCGAATATATATCCTCTCGGTTGATTGCAAACACCTCTGCGCGTATTCTGATAGTCGCCTTGTCTGTTAGTTTGTATGCTGCGAGTTTGTCGTTCAAATCCTTTATGCTATCGGCAAAGATTGTGTCCTCTATTAGAGTGTGCAATGATGCCGTCGGTGTTGTGTTGTTTTTTTCCATGTTTTTTCAATTTTTATTTGGTTATTAATAATATCTGAATGCCCTACAAGTATCTGTGAGTGATGACAAGAAAAACGGCATCATTGATTCTCTGTCAGTTGCGTTGCCTGTTGTAGAGACGCGCCATGGCACGTCTCTACGGTTGTGGCGCGGCGTTCAATGCCAAAATGGTGATGTTCCCATAGGTTTACGATGTTTTGTTTGTTGGTTTAACTTTTTCATTTTCTTCGCGCATAATCTTGAAAAACTCCTCCATCGCGAACATTGCACGTTTTGTACTTTTTAGGTCTCTTTTCAGACGGCGGTTTTCGCGGCGCAAGAGGCGGATGGTGTGCTGTTGTTTTGCAATGTTTTCGTTACGTATTTCTACTTCATTCTTGAAGTATGCACAGCTTGCTTCAGCGGCTTGACACTCGCATTTGAGACGTTTGTAGTCTTCATCGCTTTTAATTTCGTTCTCTGTCCTTTCGGTTACATTTTTTGAGTACACTATTCTGCATTTGCGTACAGCTTGTTCTAAGTCTGTGAGTAAGTTTGTTAATTCATCTGTCATTACTGTCATTTTTTTACGTTTTTTATTTGGTTATACAATTAGTCTTTCGTATATTCACCGCCGTTTTTAAATTAAAAAACGTAGCGAATTATGTTATTAATCACACCAGAATTAAAAGATAAGTTGCTTGATGAGTTCGTCACAACAAATCAAATTGCGTTTACCACTTCGGAATGTGTGTTGGCAGAGTTCCTTTCAGTTGACAGAAGCGTTGTCCGCTGCCTTCTTAATCATTTCGAGGACATCGGGCTTTGTACTATAAAAAGGAATCTCGGAGGCAATGTTTGCGTTATACTCAATGCTAAGGCATACGATATGTACCGACGAGGCGGTTTTGCTGCCGAGGAGTACCTTTACCAAAAGGAACTTCTGAAACTTGAAAAGGAACTTGACAAACTTTGCAAGACATTTCCTGACAAGGTTTCCTTGTTTAGTGCTGCCATCAACGCCATCGGTGTGGTCAAGACATTCTTTAATGATTAGTTGCTCCACTTTCTCTAACGGCGAGTTGGAAAAAGGTTTAGCCTGTTGGCTCGCTTTTTCCTCACCGTCAACAAAAAGTGTATATCGTGTTAAATTTTTCATTTTTTTGCGTCTTTATTTGTTGATTACATTCTGTCGTACATTATTCAAAGTAAACCCATATCGTTCCCTACATAAATCGTTAGCCCATTTCGGTATTTTCTCAGATTCCAAAAAGGAACTATCAAATTGTTTTTCGTAGTCTTCCTGTTCTTGTTTAATTTGTTGTATATACTCGACAACCTCGGCATCGGGGGACATTGCACCGTTAATGCCGTACCGATGTTGAATATAATCCATTTCGGCAAGAAATTTAGGACTATACGTGAATTCCTCCCTTGCTCCGCCCCATTTATATACCACATAAAGTATCTGTGCCGCTTTCCATCTGCCTATGATAGGAATGTCAGCAGAAAGGGCTGTTTTGAGCATTTGTTTGTATTGTTCTATACCATTCATACGTTTAAGCCATTAATTTTCTATCTTTTATAAACCGTGCAAGTGTATTGCGGTTAACTTTTACCAATCCGGCAATTTCGCGCTGAGAAGTTCCATTGCTAAGCAATTCTCTAATAAGTAGTTCTTTGCCATGTAATTTGTGCTTTTCATCGGATGTTTTTCTGCCTTTCGGTCTGCCAAGTGTCTTGCCTTCCGACAATGCCCTTGCCAATCCTTCTTTGGTGCGCTGCCTGATAAGGTCGCGTTCAATTTCAGCGCACAAGCCCATTACCGTAAGTATTACTTTGCTCTGCAAGGTGTCGGCGATACTATAACGGTCTTTGACTGTAAAGAAATTGACACTCTTTTCCGTGCATATCTTGATAAAGTCAAGGACAAGCACAAGCCGTCTGCCTATGCGTGAAATTTCGGAAGCAATCACGGTGTCGCCTTTTTGGAGTTTTTTGATTAGTTTGCCAATATTGCGGTCTTTGAACTCCTTTGCCCCAGATTGCCCGTGGTCAACAACGTAGGAGTCTATCTTCATTCCGTTTTTTGCGGCGAACTCGTCCACACCGCGACGCTGGCTGTTTTCATCTTGGTCTTCCGTGGAGACCCTCAAATAAGCATATATCATTTTTTTACGTTTTTTTATTTGTTGGTTCAAAAATTGTTTGTATTTTTGCAGTGTAGAAATAAAAACGATACCCCGATGGGAAGGGGACGCGGAACGTAAGTTCCTCGTGTATCGTGGGTTCGAATCCCTCCGTTTTTATTTTCTACTTTATTTTTTCTATTTCAGCCTGCATTAAGTTTCGTTTATCTATTATACCAGCAGTTATCAGTGTAAATTCTTTTACCCCTTTTATTTCATATAATCCAAATACATACTTCATTATTTTGTCATTCTTTTCAAAAATGTACCAAAAATTTTTATGTACATGGTCGAAATAAACAGAACAATTATCAATTATGAAAGGCAATTTTACAAAGCATTCTATTGGTAAAGCCTTGTCTTTGCCTGACTTGAACGGTCTTAACGCATGACTTATTCTATCTGTGCTAATTGTCATTTCTGTTATATTTATAGGCATTTTTTCTCTTTCCAATACCTCAAAAACTTGTTTGTGAATTGTTGAAAGAGCAATGCTAATATACTCTCGACGTCCTCCTTTTTGTATTTGTGTTATAATTTCGTTTATTTTATTTGAGGAATCAGCATTTTTTTGCATTTTTTCTATTTTCCCTCTGCATACATTTGTTGCTTCTAAACACGCCTCGCACTGTGGATTTTCCGTAGCCGCCAGTTTCCGCCCTTTCAACGGACAACTATTTGTGCCGCATTGGTTGATAAAATACGGATGCCCTTTTGGAAATACCACACCTTTTTTGCCGACGTTGACCTTCCACATATCATCCACCTTGCAAAACTTCATATCTTTGGCGGGTGTTTCCTTGTGGTTCTTGCCGGGTAGTTGGATAACCTCGCAGCGGCAACCCCATCCGTTGGGCGGATAGTATTTGTCCCAAAAATCATCGTCGTAACGCTTGATTACACCGTGAAGGGCGGCGTGTTCTTTGCGGGTGTTGGCATCCATCACCGCTTGATATTGTAAAAACGGATTCTTGTCGGCGTGTTTCTCAAAGTCCGTCCAACGGGCAGCGCACTGGCTCGACGCAACCGCTTGGTTGTACTCGGTACGCAACCAGTTGATGTTGTACTTTGCGTTCATCTTGTCTACCTCTTGGCGGAACTCGTCGAAAGAGCGGATTTGTCCATCCGTGCCTTTGAGTGCGTTTGTCATATCGCGTAAAAGGTTGAAGTCCTTGGATGCGGAAAACTGAAAAACATTCTCAGTAAGTTTCTGTAAGGTCTTAAAATCGGGCGTGTCATAGTCTACGTCTGACAAAGACTTGCCGTAACCCTTGGCGATGCCGTCTAAGTATGGCTTGACAGTGGTGCGCAAAAGGTCAGGGTCGTAAGTTATCTTTTCGCCGTTAAAAATGCGCTGCGCAATATCGGCAATGATGTCTTTAATTGATAATTGGTAATTGACAATTGAAAGTTGGGTTTCCGCATTTTCAATTTTCAATTTTCCATTGTCAATTTGATCAGTGAGCCTATATAGTGGCGGCAACTCTGATTCGCTCTTTGCAGGGTTGCCTAACGAAAATTTCGGTATAGGGAATTGTCAAATGTCAATTGTGAATTGTCAATTTTCCTTCGTCCTGTAATCGGCACGTTGAATGTTTGCGAAAGCCATTTTTCGTCTATTTCGTAGCCTTGCATAAGCATTTGGTTAACGATGTTCCAGTGCTGAGTGAGATCCAACTCAAAAGAATCATCGAACAAGAAAAGGTCGGTATCGGGGTTAATAGGATAATGCCAGTACGCAAGCATCGGTATAAGTTGCTTATTAACCACAAAAGAGACCATACGGCGGTCGGCTTCGGAGAGTTTGTCGTCGAGGTTGCGCTCGTGAACCTCACTCTGGCTGCGGCTGCTGCCATCGTCGGTTACCATAGTGCCGCCTATGATAGGCTTAGAGATTTCGGCATTGATACGGTCGATCTGTGCGTCGTAGACCCGGTACGCATCAGACCCAGCAAAAGGCGTAACGGCAATAGTAGTGCCTTCGGGCAGAACCGCGCGGGCAGACTCGCCGAGAGCGGCAAGCATCTCGTCGATCTGTTGGATGTCGGCACGAGTGGTCTTGTTGGTGGTGGCAGAGATGAGCGGCATACCGAAACGCTCGGTAAACTCTGCCCACGACTGTTGGGCATTGCGTTTCCAAATCAGTTGTCCGCAAATATCAGCCATCAAGCCTATGTCGGTGGGTTTGCCAACGTGTATAAGGGTATGTTCAAAACCCTTTGTAAAGTTAATTCCTGTCTGGTCGTAAACCTCTTTTACCACAATGCCAAGTTGAGGCACGATATGACGGCGCGGTATGGTGTTAAAAACAAGTCTTTTAGGGTCGGTTAGTTCAATAAGCGTAAAGCCCTTAAAAATACTATCGAGAGCAGAATCTAAAAAGTCGAAAAACCATTCGGACTGGAAAAAAGCGGTTTTCTCCTCGTTGATTTTGCCTGTTTTGCGCTCAACGATAGAAAAAGCATAACTATTGGTGGCGGCTTTGCGAAGATTGCGCTGTGCTATATAATGTCCGTCGGCTTCAAGATTGTCGTAAAGGTCTTGCAACTGACAGATACGGGGATTAAGAGGGTTTTGGGCCA